CTTCGCGTACCAGGTCGCCGACACGGCGCGATCGGCACGCCGGCGGACGATCAGCAGCAGCGACCCGGCGCCCCGGCCGGCGGCCTTGTCGTTCAGGGTGATTTCGGTTTCGACCGACTTCAGCGCGGCGCGGATCGCCGCGTCGGTCAGCGGGTCGCCCTTGTTCTTCTTCGTCGTCATGCGGGGTGTCCTTCAGGGTGTCCTTTCGGGCTGTCTGCAGCCCTGCCGGGACAGTAACGGCCGATCACGCCCGCGCAAGTTAATTCAGCGTTTGCAATGGGTTACATGACCGTCCGTGATTCTGCATGATGCATCGTGAACATACAAATGCAGACTACGAATCTGGGGGTCAGAGGTTCGAATCCTTTCGGGCGCGCCACCTTTAAAATCAACGACTTAGCTGCGATTTCGGCCCCGCAAAAACGGGGTGAAAAAGCGCGTCAGGGTGCCCCGACGGGTGTCCTTTCGCGACTGCTACCTATGCGCCACGGACATGCACGCGGGGTCACGGTCAGCCCCCTTCCTCCACGTTCGGCTGCACTTCGTCGTCGGTCTTCCCGCCCTTCGCCTTCGCAACGTCTTCGTGCGCGTTCGGCCGTTCGGCTTCGACGGTCGTCCGGTATCCCTGCGGCCCCAGGTAGTGTTCGGCCGCCTTCACCAGCCATTCGCCGCGCGCTGCCTCCGGGAAGCCGGCGCCCAGCACCAGGACCGATTCGGCGGTGACTTCGGGGTTCCCCGGCATCGACAGGGACAGGCGGCTTTCGCCGCGCGCGCGCCGGGTCTGTTCCGCCTTCGCGGCTTCGACGGCGGTCGCCTTGTCGCGGTACGGGAAACGCAGCGTCTTCACCGGATCGCCGTCGCCAATCTTCACCTGGCGGCGCTCGGCCTGGTCGTTGTCGCGGTAGTACGCGACCACCGTGCCGGGGCTGTCGCGCCGCGCCACGGTGACCCGGAAGTCGGACGCGTCGCGCGAGGCGACCAGGATGCGAGGCAGGGGTTCCCCGCTGACGCTCACGGCCTCGCCGCGCTTGGCGAACACCAGGCGGCCGCCGGCCGGCTTGGCGATGGCGTCGTAACGCTTCGCCAGGCGGTGCAGCAGGTTCATGTCGCTTTCGTTCGACTGGTCGGTGTGCGGCAGCTTCACCGATGCCAGCGCCTGCGCGACAGCGGCCTGCATGCCGTGTTCGCTGGCGATCTTCTCGACCATCGCGCCGATGGTCGTGCCGGCCTTCCAGGATCGCGTCTTCTGCGTCTGCAGGTCCTTCTGACCCTTGGCGCTCTTGTCCTGCGGCGAAGCGCGGCCGCGAATGGTCATGTACCCCGGCCAGCCGCCGACCTCGACTTCGTCGACGACGAACAGCCCCATCGGGCGCAGCGCGCCGTCGTATCCCAGCGACACCTGCAGTTCCGCGCCGGTGTCCGGCATCGCGATCGGTCGGGTCGGGTCGTGGTCGGCCAGGTTGATTTCGACGGTGTCGGACGTGATGCCGGCTTCGTCGGACAGCCGCAGCGACTTGAACCGCTGGCGGATCGTCGCGGTGATGTCCAGGTCGTTCGCGACGACCTGATACTGCGGTTCAATCACGACCACAGTGTCACCACCTTGCCCGCGCTCGCGGCCGGCGCGATGTCGGGCAGCACGATGTCGACCCCGGCCGGAAGCTCGGGACCGTGGTCGGCCAGGCCGGGGTTCGCTTCCAGCACGGCCGCCAGGATCGCGGCGTTCACGACGCCGTACTGGCGCCAGACGATGTCATCGACGACGTCGCCGTCGCGGGTCCTATAGGTTTGCATCGTCGCCGAACTTCCGAATGGTGACCGTGAATTCCTGCCGGCGCGGGCTTCCATCGGGCTTGTGGAACGCCTGCACTTCGTCGACGTGTTCGATGACCCAGGCGCCCAGCATGGCGCCAGTCGACGCGATCAGGCGCAGCGGACGCCCTTGCGACGCCAGGCGGCGCAGGTCGTCGACCTGGCCGGCGCCGCCGCGCCAGTCGGGGAACACCACGCCGGGAAGCGTGATGCGGTCGTCGCCGGGGCCGGTGAACTGCAGGGCGTCGAACTGCCCCACGCGTTCCTGCGCCGGCCAGCGGTAGGACGTCGACCGCTGCAGTTCGATAAACACGGCGGTGTTCAGGCTGAACTTGAACCCGCCCAACATCAGCATGACGGGCGCGTTTCCGCTGCTGTTGCCCTGGAACGACCCGATCGCGTTCTGCAGGATGCCGTTGATCGTCTCGCGGAACATCACTCGACCTCATCCGTCAGGCGGCCGCGATGCTGCACGCCTTCCTGCCGCTTCTGTTCGGCAATGACGCGCTTCGCGAACTCTTCGGGGGACTCGCCGGGCTGCTGCGTGATGTTGAACGTGTTGTGCTGCGTCACGGTCGTCGTCACGTTCGGCTTGCCGCCGCGCTCAGGCAGGGCCGGCAGCTTCCCCAGCGCTTCCGTTTCATACTTGACGCGGTCGGCCTGCGCCTGGTCGGCAATGTTCGTCATGCCGATCGCGCGGCCGACGTGTTCGATGCCGCGCAGACCGCCGGACCAGACCTTGCGCAGCGCGCCCATGCGTTCCCAGTTCGCATCATCCTGCGCCTGGTCCGCCTTGTTCTGCCCCGTGCCAAATTGGCCGGCGGCGTAGTCGGCCACGTTCGCGACGGCCAGCACGGCAAGCGCGCGCTTTGCCATCGCGGCCAGCGCGCCGGCCGTCGTCGTCGCGGCCAGGCCCTGCGCGCGGATCGCGACCGTCTGCGCCATGATGGCGGTTCGCGCCGTTGTCGACGCAGCGGCGACGCGCACCTGCGCGGCGGCGTACGTGTTCAGCAGCAGGCTTCCGGCCGAAAGCGCCGGCCCCTTGATGGCCGTGATCGCGAAACTGGCCGCCAGCGTCGCGACGCGCATTCCGGTCAGCGCGGCCGCCGTGCCGACGATCGCCTTCACCAGGCCGGGATGCTCGCGCGCCCAATCGGCGAACTTCGACACGACGGGGCCGACGTCCTTCATCAGGTCGTTGATCGCCGGCAGCAGCGCTTCGCCGATGTTGACCGCCAGTTCCGTCGCGCGGTTCTTCATGATCTGCCACTGCGCGGAAGTCGATTGCAGCCGCGCCTGGAACTCGCGCCCCATGCTGCCTTTGGCGGCCTCGCTGTTCGCCATCGCCATCTGCTTGCGGAACTCGTCGGTCTGCCCCGCCAGCTTTGCCAGCGTGTCGGAATGCTCCAATCCGACCAGGTCGGCCAGCACGCCCATGCGCTTTTCCTTCGGCAGTCGATTGACCGCGTCCAGAACCTTCAGCACGGTGCCGGCGGCATCGCGCTGCATGCCGGCCTGGATCGCGGACGTCGACAATCCGACTTCCTTCATCGCGTTGCGGAACTTCTTCGTTCCCTTGTCGGCGGCCGCCAGCTTCGTGAACAGCGCGTTCGTCGCCGTGCTGGCCGTCTCGGCTCGCTCGCCAAGCGACAGCAGCGTCGCGCCCATCGCCGCCATTTCGTTTCCGGTGACCTTCACCGCCGCCGCGACGCCGCCGGTGCGCGTCAGGAAGTCGATGATTTCGCCGCCCTTGGCGACGGTGCTGTCGTCCAGGAAGTTGATTGCGTCGGCCAGGCCGCCGATCGCCGGGATCGGGATTTTGTACAGCTGCGCGATCTTCGCCATGCGTTCGGCCAGTTCGTCGGCCGGCTCTTCGAACGCCGTCGCCATCATGGCGGCGGTACGCGTGAAGTCGATCAGCTGTTTCTGTCGCTCTCCCGGCGACAACGCTTGATCGGCGGCGACGCCCATGCGCGCGGCGGCCTCGACCATCTTCGCGATGTCGTTCGTCGCCATCGGCACTTCGTGACCCAGCGACTTAATCTGCCGGGCCATGTCGAAATACACGCGCGTCAGCTTGCCAGACTCGTCGCGCGCGCCGGCGACCTGTTTCGCGACGCCCAGCATCGCGGTTTCGAACTGCACGGCTGCACGGGTCGGCGCACCGACCACGGCAGCGGCCGCGACGGTGTCGAATATTTGACCGCGCAGCGCGGCCCGCTTGGCGTCGTTCGCATCGATCGCCGACTGCACGCGTCGCAGCCGTTCCTGCGTCCTGCGCAGACGATCGGACTGCACCGCCAGCTGCGCGTATTCCTGGCGCAGCTTTTCGACGTTCTTTCCCTGGCGGCCGAACACGTTGATCGAATTCGCCAGCAGACGCTGACGACGATCGACGTTCGCAATCGCCTCACCGATTTGTTTCAGTCCGTCTTTCGTCGTGCCCAGCGCAGTGCGGAACGCGCTGGACACCGTGCCGCCGATCAGAACCGATGCTTTCAACGTCTTCGACGACACGGGTCAGCTTTCCTTCGGCAGCCTTTCCAGGTAGCGGATGAACTTCGAAACACGGAACCCCAGGATTTCGGCTTCGGCCCAACCGGTGTAAGCGGCCAGCGCCAGAACGCCGTCGGTGATGTAATCCGGGGTCAGCCCATAAAAACCGTGAAGGCTTCCTGCATGCGCTTGTAATCCTTCGCGCGCATCTTGCGGATGCCTTCGGGCGACAGTTCGCACAGGTTGGCGAACGTCTGGATTTCGCGCGTCGCCTCGGTGCCCTTCATGCCGTGAAAGGCTTCCAGGTCGCCGGCGGTCGGCTCGCGCATGCGCACGACCTTCAGGTCGGCGCCGTCGAACGTCGCCGGCTTCGACAGGGTGATGTCGATGTGTCCGTCGCCTTCGACCAGGTATTCGGGAAGCTCGCGTTCGTTCATGCGTTCGTTCTCTCGGGTTTGAAGAAAACGGGCGGCGTTCGTGCGCCGCCCGTCGGGGTCACTGTTCGGCGGGCGCCTTGCGTCAGATGCCCAGGGCGGCGCGGAAGCCGGCCAGCGCGTCGACGCCGTCCTGGATCACGACCATGTTTTCGACGTCGATTTCCTGGACGGTGCGAACGCCGTGCACCAGCTTGTAATAGCTGCAGGCCATCGTGACTTTCAGCGACGGCATTTCGCCGGGCTTGCTGGTG